TGGTGACATCTATGTTCCAGCATACGACTGCGACGGTCAGCCTCCGGAAGACTACGATGCGTGTTATGGCATTCGCTGGTCGAATGAACTGACACAAAGCGGCAACTGGGTCTTCATTTGTGACCCTGATTGCGTCTTCCTGGAGGATCCTCTCGGCCAACCGATTTATCTTCTCTCTAACAACAGCTACACCGAGGACGGCCGCCTCGTTGTGACAATCTTTGACGCAAATACCAAGGAACCGATCCGGGAAGTTTTTTACTGCAACACAGGTAAGAAACTGGCTCGGTATGCAGTGGAGCTTTGGAATGATACTGTCAACAAGGTAGGGCCTGTTTCGTCAAAGGCAACCAAGGACGCGAGCTGGTATCAGAACATGAACTATGGCGAGTTCGCCGTGGTTCTAGGAGGATATCAATTCCTCTATGTGGACCCCCTCAACCCTGATTCTCCGCAACTCTCCATTGACGGTGGTGTTCTTATCGGGGTTCAGACACAGACGTTTATTCAAACCCCGAAAGGACGCTTCTATTATGTGGGCCAATCCCCCGCAGGAAAAGGTTGGATGCTAGAGGGGACATTTGAGTTAGCGTCTATTAACTCCCTCTGGAAACTTGGCTGTCTCTTTTGTACAGATGGTCTTAACACTCCTTCGCAACCTTGCTAAGAGACCATGCAATCTTCTCAACAACTCTGGGCTTCTTATCATGCCGCCGTTCAGGCGGGTAAAATAGACTTAGCAAAACGTATTTTACGTTCTTTGCAAAACTATAAAGGAAACCCACCACCTCCCCCGGGAGGCTGTGTCAAGTGTCGCAAAAGGATGTTCTAATGGCTGACAACACCACAAAAGATGCAATCGTAAAGCAGAAGGAATTCCTGGCAGAGGAGGCTCTCAAGGTAGCCAATGAAGCTATCGGCCTGCTCCAAGACCAAATGTCTGAGTGTTCCACTCGCGATCTCGTGCAGATCTTCTCAGCTTCGGTGAAGGCACATCGAGAAATTACCGAAGACATTGTGGTGCTGACAACGAAGGAAGCACCTTCCGAGGAATCTTTAGCTCGCGAGTATGATGGTAAAGTGGAAGAGCTTCTGAAGCGTATTTCAAACTTCTGATATGCGCCCCATCATAACCAAAGCAAGCCTGCTGGACGAGCACAGCACCTGGCGAAAATACATTCGAGGCATTCAAGAACTTTTGGTAATGGAGGCTCCCGCCTCGATCATCGAGGAGTATAAGTATCGTGCTGCTCGCGACTGCTTCCTGGCATTTGCCGATATAATGAAGAAAGGCGATTTAAAGGTCGTCGCGTTCCATGAAGTTATTGCGTCAGCTTTTGAGGATCTTGCTACGAAGCGATATCGCAGGCTGATCGTTTCTTGCCCGCCTCGTTCTGGTAAGTCCATGTTGGCATCCATGTTTGTGGCATGGTTGCTTGGCCGTGACCAACAAACACAACACATTATCGCTTCTTACGGTCAGCAGCTCTCAGGTAAATTCCACAAGGATGCGATTGGGTACTTAAAACACCCTGAGTTTACTCGGATATTTCCTGAATGGAAAGGTTTTTCTCGCGACTCGAAATATGATATGTTAGGCGGGGGTTACATTCTGCCTACTTCTGTGGGCGGCGTACTAACAGGTTTTACAGCAGGTACTACCAATATCACAAGCCCTGGCGTTGGTGCCATGATTGTGGACGACCCTTTGAAGGATTCCACATCAACAGCCGCTTTAGAAGCTCTTGAATCATGGTGGGGTGAGCAAGCATCAACCCGACGCACAAACAACTGGTGTCAAATGGTTATTGCCACTCGATTCCACTCTCATGATTTGCACGGGGTTTTGCTGGAGTCAGACGGAGAGTACGACGAAATTGAAAATCCGAATGGTTGGCGATGGGTGAATATTGCAGGATTGATTGAGACTGCCGAGCAAAGGGCGTTAGATCCGCTCGAAAGGGATCTGGGCGAATCTCACTGGCCGAGCAATACAGCTTTCACTGTGGATATGCTTATGGCTCAGAAAAAAACCATGGGTTCTTTCGCTTTCTCCGCTCTGTATCAGGGCAATCCGGTGGCTGCGGAGGGCCAGATTATCAAAGATAGCTGGATTACTCGAATGCCCAAAGAGGAGAGCCCCGAGTTCGACTTAACATGGCTTGCAGTGGATTGCGCTTTCTCTGAAAAAGAGATGGCCGATGAAACCGCGATTTGCGTGGCATCTATTTCCCACAGGCATCCGGGAATTGTTTATATTCGAGAAATGATCACAGGGAGGTTGGGATTTCCGGACCTGATCGCTAAAGTCAAACACTTATACTCTTATTACAATGCCCGAGTCCTTTGCATTGAAAAGGCAGCCTCAGGTCAATCTTTGATTCAAATGCTGAAGAAAGAGGCGAAGATCCCCATCGAGGAAATGAAGCCGCTGAAGTCGAAGACGATCCGGCTACAAGCTGTGGCCCCCCTAATGGAGTTTAACCGAGTTCGTTTTCTTGAGGGTGAATGGATTGACCCTTTCGTAAAAGAGTTGACGACGTTCCCTTTCACTAAACATGACGATCGAACAGATGCATTTACGTGGGCTTTGACATACTATTCGATGAAACTGGATAAGGTTGATAAAGGATTGCAAGATTCTATTATTCAAAACAAAAGGTTTGTCGGTGAGCTCACTCGACCAGGCTTCGGGAACCAAAATGTGTTCCCCAACTTGAGTCGGGGTCGTTTACGTATGTTCCCGGCTGACCACAATTTTAATGACCCGGACTACGATGCTGTTTCAGGGGAAGCTGATACAAGATCTTCCTTTCTTCGAGGTGTTCGTGGCGGATCCAGAAATATTGGATGGGATACGGAGCTCTAACCGGTGATTTTGTAACCACCGTAAAAAAGTTGCTGTTGTTTACAACAGATTACCATGGCCATCAAGCCCAACCCGGATAACGTCCCCAGCATGATGCAGGAGGATTTTGGAACCAAAGTTTTGATTACTGATGTGGCTGCTGACAAGTTGTTGGCGAAGGCATCTAAAAACAATCCCAATCAAAAGAAGTTCACCGAGTTCTGCGGTGGTGCCGGAGGGTGGTCGGATTTCACCGAGCGCTGGCACTGATTACATTGAGTGGCTCCTAGAAAAAGACAAATGGTGGATGCTCTAACATCCGGGTAAAACCATAAGTCGGTCGCAGTCCTCCAATGCCCGATCTTATTTCTCAAGGGGGTGAGTACAATGTAGAGTTCATCCGACACGAAGTGTATGTTTTTCAAATACCCACTGCTGTCAAATTATTTACGATGCTCACCGCAAAATCCAAGCGCAAAGCTCGCCGAGCCGAAGCTGCCCAAATGTTAGAACATGCGTACACACGCGGTATGGATGTTTTGCCATTCTACCCCAAAACAGATCATCAAGAAGATCTTTGGACTTCTCTAAATAAGAACACGGTTACAATCGCTATCGGACCATCTGGAGTCGGAAAAACTTTGGTTGCCCTGTGGTGGGGATTAACCGAAGTTGCCAAAGGGAATCTGGAAAAAATCTACTATGTCCGCAGTGACGTTGGGTGCTCTTATCAAAGAGGCCGTGGCGCTCTGCCCGGGACAATGGAAGAAAAGATGGCACCTCTTGTGGGACCTGTGCATGACAACCTCATCGTTATGACAAAAACCCCCGGTGCCGCTAAATACCTCATGGAGAAAAAGGTCGTTGACCCTTTGATGCTTGAGGATTTGAGGGGAAGATCATTTAATGAGTGCCTGATCATCTTCGACGAGGCGCAAAATTCTTTACCTGAGAACGTAAAAACCGTAATCAGCAGAGTCGGACAGAACTCTAAAGTCATTGTGACGGGTGACACTCGGCAAATTGACCTGGAGGTTTTTAAATCAGACAACGGTCTTCTAGACTGTTACCACCGGTTAGCAGGGATTCCCAGCGTCGGTCGCGTCCGCTTTGACCGTTCTGATATTGTGAGGAACGGAGTCATTGCAGACATTTTGGAAGCTTACGAGGCCTAATGAGAAAAGACACAAGGTTTGCCCGGCCAGAAAGGGCGGAAATTGAATCCAAACTTCCTTCGGGCACCTTGTCTGATCCGCAGGCACTCGGCGTCTGGAATATGATGCTTAGGGGCGACGACCCTTCCGACATTGCGCACACTTATCGTTCTTTTCGTGACAGTCAACACTGCACAGTTCCTCGCGAGACTCTACGTATTATGAGAGATACGATGGTAACCGCAATGAGGGAAGCTAACCGAAAAGACCCTAAACCTCGCAAAGAGAAAAAAGCGGGGGTTCACTATGACCGAATGCCAGATGGCTGGATGCCCATGAGGAAATCCGCATGAACCCGAAAAAAGAACTTGAGCGCCATCGAGTGCCCTGTGGCCCTACGACTATATCTGTAGACTCAATTTGCCGTAGGCGTCTTAGGGATCATTTTGACGATCTTTTAGACAGACTCACGCAGGAAACCCATCCGGAAGGCGTGGACCAAGAGATTCTGGCAATGGAGGAGAAGGTGGAGATACCCGAGCCACCCGAGCCGGAGGAAACAGAGAAAGAAAAGAAAGAAAGGATGGTCCGAGAGGGGAAGATGAAAGTTGACGTAAAGAAGGAAGTGCAAAAATACGAAGAAAAGGTTATGGGGAATTCCAAGTTATTACAAGATACGTCGGGTAAAATAAAAAAGAGATAATCAACCCACATGACAAATCGTATAGGCGGCGACTTTAACGCCGAAACTATCGAAGCTTTCCGAGCTGCTTACTCGCAACAACTCGCCTCTCCAGATCAGGACGAGATCGCAAACAACTCTGGTCTCCCGACTAACGTTGTGACAAACACATCTCCTTGGATTGAGCACACAGGCCTCTGGAAATACCCCAGTGGTAAAGGTCCAGAAGAGGACCTTAAAACGCCCTTCAATCCTAACGACTACCTGTCCGGAGAAGTTGTTGACGGGGATGGCGAGATTGAAGAAATGAGCGACGAGGAAATTGAGCACCTAGTTAGTGAAATTACGGGTGACGATTCCGGAGAAGAGGGAGAATAATCCGGGTAAAAGCATTTATCTAGACGACCCTGAACATGGTATCCCTCCGGTCAGCTGAGACTATACAAAGAGAGCGTGAACTTCAGGCTGAGTATACGGTTCGCATCAACGAGCGTTTACAAGAGCCTGAGTATTCAACGTATCGGGAGTTTCTAGAAGACGCCGAAGTGTTTGTAAATGTTTTACGCAAATACGTCCCCGATTCCACTCTGGTTCTTCTTCATGATCGACCAGAGATTGTACTAATCACTGAAACTGAGAAGTATAAGATTTCCCTCTTTGTCAATGGGAGATGCTGGCGGTTCAAGGTGAATGACTCGGTACGCTATGCCTCTGAAGACGTTGATAAATTTGGCCCCTCTCGAGCGTTAAAAAAGATCTGGGACGTGGTTCTTGATAACCTTCCAGAAAACTTCATCATCAAGGGCATCATGGATATGAAAGGCCCTGAAGAGGAGATTCAAACTCGAACTAAGATGTTGATGGGGTTGGGATTTGGATCTCCGCAAGATACAAAATACTTATACGGGGTTGTCAAAAATAAAAAACTGCACCCGTTAACTTTGGAAGAGTTTTCGGAACTTACGCAAATCCAGACCGAGGAACTGAATCAAAAGTTCAACGTTCGCAAAATCACCTGGCCAGGAGCTTAATCATGTACGGTTCAAACTTTGATTTCAGCGGGGTCACCCTTCCAGGGGCTGGTGGCGGTATCAACGCCAGTAATGCCATCAGTGGTGCTCAGCTTGAAGAGATGAATAAGTCAGGCAAGAAATGGCGTCCCGGGCCTGATGGCATGATGAGTAATCACAACGAAAACATCCTCAAGATGAATGCTGAGCATCGCGAGAAGCGTGCTGGTTTGGTGAATCGTGACTACAACGAGAACGCCGACAGCAAGGATGCAATGAAGGAAATCTTCGATCGAAAGAGGTCCCGCATGTCTTCTTTCAAGGAGATGAAGAAGAATGAGTATGGCTTTGCTGAAGGAGACTCTCAAGATTCCGAACTCCTAAGCATGCCTCTTCCCTCTTTCAAAGAGTGCTCTTGCGGAAACTGCGCTATTTGCCGTGAGAAGAAGCGTAAGGACGCTGATTTCCGGGAATGGAGTACAGAAAAGCGCAAGGCACTCCAAGAGGGCAAGGTCAAGGGCGCTTTTGCAGGGCCTGACATGAGTTTCCCCATTGCTAGCCCCGTAGATGTGGCTGCAGCTTGGGCTTCCGTTGGTCGCGCTGCTAACCCTCGCGCCATCATGCGCAAGATTATTTCGATCGCAAAATCTCACGGATGGGAGTCGGGACTTCCCGAATCCGTTAAAAAACGTCTGGCAGCGGGTGAATCTGGTTTACCGACGGAGTGAGCCATGGGAGCGGAGCTGCTAGGCATTGTTGCCTCTTTCGCCACGATTCTCTCAGGGTTTGGGTGGCTCTTAGACAAAAACCACAAGAAACTCGAAGATATTCTTCGCTATAATGGGCAGAATCTTGCGGGACTTGTGCTTAAAGTCGAGAAGATTGAAACCTCTTTCAATGATCTTCGGGCAGAAATCCCTGC